ACAATAGACAAACTAAACATCGGCAATGAAATGGCACAATTCGATTACAAAAATCGAGGCTTTTACGACGACCTAAGCGAAGAAGAAAAGAAAAAGTTTGCTCCATTTTTAATGATTCGCTGGGGCGCCGCAGTTGAAGGCAATGCAGACATGCAAGCCTACTACTTAATGAGTTGCAACGAAAAGCTAAACAAACAGTTCTTTGACATTAGTGCTAGCCAACATAAGAAACTATTGTGGTTGTTAGCAACTACTGTTAGTCCCGGCATGGGCAAGCAGTATCACAAGTGGCTAGCTGCCAAAAAGAAAGAGGGCAATAACAACAAAGCAGAAAAGTTTGTTGCTGAATTATTCCCTCATCTGAAGCCAGATGAAGTTAAGTTAATGGCACAAATTAACAGCAAAGACGATTTAAAACAGTTGGCCAAACAACACGGCATTGAAGATAAAAAGATCAAAGAGTTACTATGAAACTACTGCTAAATGGCTGTAGCTTTATGGACAATTACTATTATGCGTTGCAGTTTAATCAATTACTAGGTGCCGATACTGTAAACATTGCACGAGCAGGCAGCAGTAATAGACGTATTATTAGAACTACAGTAGATTACATAGAACAAAACCCAGTTGACTTTGTTGTACTGGGTTTGACCTTTTATGATCGCCAAGAAGGTCCGTTTGCTAACAAACACGATCCATGGGTCAGCTATAACAGCCAAGGTATACAGGCAGTGTTTTCAAATATAGAAGATTATGAGTCAGCTGAACTTTACAATCAACTTGGTAAGTATGTATTGAGTAGATATCGTTACGATATAAACGAACACTACTTAGATCAACTGTATTTAGATCTTCGTATGCTAGCAGGCTACTTAAAGTCTAAGAATATTGGATTCTGTATTTTTAATACGTGCGACAGACATCATCGAAATATCGATTTAGGTCCAGGTTTTGTCCCGTTTGATTTTATTGGCAATGAGTACATGGTGCAGAACGGTGTCGCATGTATGGAAGCGGATAAAGATTTACCCCAAAATGCAAGACATCACTATGGAGAAGATGCTATAATACTAGTACATTATCTTGTTAATAAAATTAAGAATGACCGCTCAGAAGTACACATGTCGTTATTGTAATAAAGGATTTGCAAGAGAGTCCACTCTTACTGTACATCAGTGCGAATTAAAACGCCGCTGGCAGCAAGAAAAAGAATCTTGGGTTCAATTAGGACTTAAATCCTATTTGCGTTTTTATGAATTGTCACAGGGCAGCGCCAAGACTAAGTCATATGAGGATTTTGTAAAGAGTCCGTACTATTCGGCATTTGTTAAATTTGGTGCGTACTGCCAACAGATACGTTGCATTAACTTTAGTAATTATTTAGATTGGTTATTGAAGAACAACAAGAAGATCGACAACTGGACTAGTGACAAGATGTATTCCGAATGGTTACCAGAATACATTAGACGAGAAGCACCACAAGACGCACTAGAACGTGCATTAAAGGAAATGACGAAATATGCAGAAGAACATCCAGAACTTAAAAACGGCTTTACAGACTACTTTCGTTATGGAAACAGTAATCGAATCTGTTATCATATTAGCACTGGCCGGATTAGCCCTTGGGTTGTTTTTAACTGCTCCAGTGGAGTGGACTTTCTTGATAACCTTACCAGTGAGCAAATAAGTATTATTCTTCCGCAAATTGATCCAGACCATTGGCAAAAGAAGTTTAAAGATTACATGTCAGATGCTGAGTGGGTCAAGGACATTTTAAATAAGGCAGGACTGTGATTGAAGTTATAGTTCCCTGGGATGAGCAACGCCGAGCAGTTGATCAAGCATTAGATTTAAAAAATTGGTGCAAAGAACAGGGACTAGTAATGGACAAGGATTTCACTTGGCACTTTCACCCAACTAAAAATGAAACAGTGTTTAATTTTGTAGATGAGCACTCAAGTTTTTCTACATTTTTTGCAATTAAATGGATAGGTAATGAAATTTAAATCAGACATTGATATTGACTTTCCTGACAGGAACAATGCACTAAGTTTAATCAGGCAACACCCTGCAGGGATAGTTAGAGATGGAAAATTAATTAAACATAACACTGGTGTTTATGTTACAGATATCCCAACAGATCCATTTACTGGAATCGCCAGCATTGACCACAAAGAAGCCGAAGACCGTGGCTATATGACACTCGCTTTACTTCATGTTTCTTTGTATACACAAGTTAAAAGCGAAGAACATTTAGTACAGCTTATGTCTAAGGAACCAGACTGGGACAAACTATATGACCCTGAGTTTTGTGCAAAATTAATACACGTTGGCAATCATTATGATCTGTTGCTTAAAATGCCCGAAGCAGTGAATAGTGTACCACGTATGGCTATGTTTCTTGCATTAATACGACCCGGCAAGCGTAATTTAGTTGGAAAAACATGGGCCGACGTGGCTAAGACTGTATGGGAAAAGGACACAGATGATGCGTACACGTTTAAAAAGAGTCACGCAGTAGCATACGCAAACCTTGTAGTAGTCAATATGAACTTGATTTCCAATGACAGTACTGTACAGTAACGGATGTAGTTATACTGCTAACTATGACATTGCCCGAGAACAACGCTACCCTATAATTGTTGCTAACCATTATGGATGGGACGTACATGACAGTGCTATCCCTGGGTCTTGCAATGATAGGATAATTCGATGCACGATAAGAGATTGCTTAGAGTTAGTCAAACAAGATAAATCTGTTGTTGCACTAGTACAATTAACTCATACGCACAGAACAGAATATGCAGGAACACCTAGTGAGCGTACAGCATGGAAGTATGCCACCGGTGATTTATTTGAAAGTGTTAAGCCCTGGGACCCAACTGACTTGCCTGATACAGTAATCGAGTGGTCCAAATTGGGTACAGCATTGTTTAACGAAACAGCAGAAACATCTAAATTATGTGCAAGTGTGCTAGGATTAGCTGCATTTTTTAAACAGCACAACATAGAATATTTTATTTACAGTGCCCCAAAAATCCCGGAATTGTGTATACCTGAAGATTTTTACAACGCTTTAATTGCAGACCCGGGCGTAATTGATTTTAAGAATTTTAGTATGTTGGGGTTAACTGGGGATATTAAACATCCAACTGAAACCGGAATGAAAGTAATTGCTGACTATTTTATTGATAAGTTAGCTTACCTTGCGAACTAACGTAATAGATCGACGCTTACTACGCTTTAAACTCATTTCTTTTAAACTGATTTGAGGTCCGATCTTAATATCTACATCCTTGCTGTTCATTGTCTTAACAGCAAACTTAAAATCAGTCCATTCACTTTTTAAAAACACATTAATAGGAATAATCCTATTACTTTCCCACCACCATACGTCTCCAAGTTGTAGAAACTTTAGTTTCTGCTCGGGTGTCTTTAGGCTAGCAAAATCGTAGATAGTTGTAATTTGCTCATCAGCATTTTGTATGATGCCAACATAATCGTTTCCGCCGTAGGTTAACAATGTAAGGTACGGGTATTTTTCTAAAAGCTGTTTAATTTCTTCCACGGTTCTCGCTAAATATGTTATAAGATAATCCAAAAAATGATTACTGTTAAAGCATATTTATATCCAAATTTAGCCGAGGTTCAAGTATTTGATCCTACGATATTCACTACGAGGAACAGACAAGTGTACAGCCGCCCAATTAAAATCTATCAGGGTATAGATAACCCTATCCAAGTCGTTGTAAAGAACCAAGATCAGAAACGAGTTGATCTAACAGGGTATGCTATGCAAGCCGACATCCAGGACCCAACGAACCAGGTTACTATTAGTAGCTATGCTGTAACTTGGGCTAACATCCATCTGGGATTAGGACAGTTTACTATTGACAGTACTACTGTAAACAGTTTAGAGCAACGTTTTTATAAATTAACTTTTAAAACAATTAATCAAAGCACTGACGCCGAAAAGCCAGTGTACATAGATGACAACTACGGAGTTCCGTTAGACTTGGAAATTCTTCCAGCGTATTACGCTACTACAGAACCTCCAGTATCCAGCATTACTGATATTGTTGTTGACGGGGGCGTACTATAATGGCGGCAAATATTCGCTTAACACAGATTCTTTTAAAACGTGGTAATACTGCGGCAGCTAGTGCATACACTGGTCCAATTGGCGAAATAGTAATTGATACCGATTTACAGAATTTGCGTATACAAGACGGTGTAACACCCGGCGGCACACTAATACAAGGTGGCGGTGGCAGCGGAACAACAATTTCCAGTGCGGCAGTCATTGATGGAAACTTAATTGTCACCCTAAGCGACACATCAACTATTGATGCTGGGTATGTTATTGGCCCACAGGGCAATGTAGGACCACAAGGCGCACAAGGCAATGTTGGCGCTCAAGGTATCCGAGGTATCCAAGGTAACGCAGGTATTGACGGTGTTAGTGTAACC